AATATTTACAGATTTAATATGTGTTGAAAATATCGGACAAGTAAGTCCTGAAGAAGAGTTAAGATTAGCTGATACATTAGGTAAAGTTCATAAACCAAACCTTAATGATGAGAGACAATTAAAATTGCACAATCAATTATCTGGTGGTATACCAGGTATTCTTCACGTCACGGAGGGTGGACTATTTGGACATAAAAAAGTTTTAGATTGGCACGCCAATAAACCAAGTGAGCCTAACAGATGTTCTATTGTTTGGATATATGCTGTAAAAGGAACAGAGGGTAGTGTGACAAGTTGGATTAATAATAAAAAAGCATATGAAGATTTATCAGACGAATATAAAGAGTGGTGTGGTAGAATAAAGTTTACCTGTGGATTTAAAAAAGGTGGGTACACAGACGACCCTACATTTAAAGAACATCACAATAAAGACAATGTTCATAATTTAGTTTATACAAACGAATACGGCCAAAAAGGATTATTCTTTCCATTTTTACAAATTATGGATGGCATACCAAAGACGTTATATGATTATTTAAAAGACCACATTTTACAAGATAAATATAGATACGACCATCATTGGAAAGATGGCGATTTAGTGGTAAGCGAACAATGGCTTACAATACACAAAAGACACGCATTTGAAAAAATGAACGAAAGACTAATGCATAGAATAGCAATAAGATAACTATGAAAACAACACATAAACTTTTACTTAATCATTTACTTTGCCATTTCGCATTGATACCTGGATTTATCTATGGTGATATGTGGATGTTTATTGCAGGATTTATTTGGTATTACATTATTACAATTTGTTCATCAAGCGCAGGTTATCATAGATACTATTCTCACCAGTCATTTAAAACAGGCAAATGGTTTGAATGGTACACAAATTTTTTAAGTCTATTTGTAGGTTCAGGTCCTTATTTAACAAGAGCTGCTATTCATAGACAACATCACGCATATGCAGATACACCAAAAGACCCTAGTTGTCCTGTACATCACGGTTTCTGGAAAATATATTTTAATCTATGGGGATTAGACGGTAAAATAGAAAGAAGATTTTTTAAAGGACTAATTGACAACAAGATACTAAAATTTTTTCACAATCATTACTGGAAATTGGTGTTTACAATTGTTATAAGTTTATTTTTAATTAACCCTTTGTTATTGATATTTGCTTATTGTGTGCCTTGCGTTTTAAGTTCACATTTATTTGGATTGTTTAATGCATATCTACACAAAGATGGTAAGGCAGCCAATAGTCATTGGTTAAATTTATTTACAGCAGGAGAAGGTTATCACAAAACACACCACGATAATTCTAAAAAATTAAGATTAGGATTAATTGACCCTACTTATTTTTTTATTCGTTTTATAAAATATGATTAAGACATTTGAGGTGGCACCACTTGATGTCCAAAAAGACATTGATTACATTTATGATATTGTAATTAAAAAAGGTGGCAAAAGAGCCAAAAACTATTTAAAAGAAAATCTAACAGAACCTATAATAGGTGTTTCTATAAGATATAACAATCTTGGCAATCCTGTTTCAACAGCAAGAATGTTAAGTCGTTCTTGTTATAATAATGCAGTTAGAGTATTTGATAGATATGCTTTAATAGAGGGCAACACAGGATTATTACCATCAGACTATGATGGTCTTTTTAAAAAAACATCATCCGATTTACTAGAACAACAAACAGATTTTTGTAAAGAAAAGGGGTTTGATTGTATTTTTATATCAATGGAATTAGGTGCTAAAAGAACCTTACAAAAAGTTACCAAGGGTCATAATAAATATTCTAAACACACTTGGACATTTACTGGTCCTGAATATGTGACTTATAATAAATCTGAAGGTGGATTACAATACTTAGCTTATACAGGAAGTGAATTTAGGAGGAATGATGGACTATCTTACGCAAGAATGGAATAATAGAGATTTAACACCTCTAGTAAATAACGATATAGATTTAATTGTTATTAAAAATGCGCCAGCTTCACAATTAAAATTATTTAATTTTATAACTTCATATTACGAAATTGCGGCTCAAGACCCTATGGATAAAATCTTTATGGATATAACTTTGACAGGTGTACACCACGAGTTATATGGTAATACAAATTTAGAATGGCATATTGACAAAGGCTACACACAACGACCAGTCAACGTGACAGGATTGTATGCTTTAGAAATAGAAGGAAATGTTGGTGATACACTATACGTTGATAATCGTATTGAATGTCCAATAGAAAATAAAAAAATTACGGTTGATATGGAAAGATTTACAAGTAATGAAAGATATGGTTATAAATTTAGAAGTGAAGTAGAACGAAGATGGTTTAGAAGAAAACATAGAAACATATGGCACGACTTAATACAAGAAGATAAAAAGGGCAAGTATGTTTATTATTGTGAGGCATATACTGAATTGCCTAAAGAAGAAAAAGACGCAATAGAAAAATTACTATATGACCCTAGTAGAATTTATTATCATCAATGGGAAAAAGGAGATTTTGTAGTTGCAAATAATAAAGCAACTAATCACAAAAGAGAATCTACCTCATCTGGTAAAAGACACCTGTGGAAAATAGAAGGTTTTGACAAACAATCTATATAGTAGGTTCAGTTTCAGATGTCGTATATTCAGTCGTTAAATTATTATTAGTCACGAAATCACTCTTTAGGGTAGTAAATTCTTCTTGACCATCACAATAAGCTTTAAAGCTGTTATAGGTATCTTCACTATCAAAACCAATTTTGATTTTTTGAGTTAGAGTGTCTTCACTATAATTGATAGAATAGTGTGTTATTTTACCACTATCTTCTAATTCAAGTATTTTAGAACCAATAACAGAGCTAGTTTTTAATTCAGCAGCTGTATATCTAACGTAAAATTCTGTCTCTATATCTGGTCTTGTAGTTGTTGCTAATAACCAATATGCCATATTTTTTCTCCTATACAGCTTTATTTATAATATAAATAATAGTATAAGAAGGAGAATTGAAATGATTACAATTGATGGTAAAGAATATGACGAGACTAAATTTAGTCCCGATTTACAGAATTGTTTGGTAGTAAGACAAGAAATTCAAGTTAACAAGACTAGACACACACTAGAAATTGAAAAGATTGATGTACTAACTGACTATTACAATAAAAAAATCGTAGAATTACTTAAAAACGAGACAGAGAAAAAATAGATGGCGGCTATAGCTAATTTACAAATAGACCAAGGCGCTTCTTTTACTTCGGATGTGACGGTAAAAGACGCAAATGGTAACCCTTTTAATCTTACTGGTTATACAGCGAGAGCAAAATTAGCTAAAGGTTATGCCTCAACAAGAACGAGAACAGATTTTACTACTACTATTGCTTCAGACGCAGCTTCAGGAGTAGTGACCTTAACTCTATCTGCCACACAAACCTCAGCCCTTGAAGATACTAGGTATGTTTATGACCTAGAAATTCAAACCGGTGATGTCGTTACCAGAGTAATTGAAGGCGTTATATCAGTTAGACCACAGGTCTCTCTATAATTCTAGCTAGTTTTTGTTATAAATATAGTAAAGAGAGGGAGATTAATGCCTGATATAACAGCTAAAATTAATGTAAATACAAGTGCCGGTCCACAAAAAGTAGCAGTAACCTTACCCTCAGCTCAGGCAGCCGGGAACAGCACTTTACAATTAAAATTATTAGGTGACGTTGATACAACTGAATTAGATGATGGCGCATTATTACAATACAGAGCTTCAGACGGTAAATTTGTAACCAGAACGGAGATAGTAACCACAACCGGAACGCTCTTATTCAATTGTGGTAACTTTTAGGGATAAAATATGGCAACTATAATTCAGATAAAACGTAGTTCAGGTTCTTCATCACCAGCAACACTTAAACAAGGTGAAATGGGTCTCACATATGGTGCAGGTACTCAAGCAAATTTAGGTGATAGACTTTTCATAGGAACAGGTTCAGTAGATTCAAATGGTAACGCAACAAGTATTGACGTTATCGGTGGTAAATATTTTTCAGATTTAAATGACCACGTTCACGGCACATTAACTGCCAACTCAACAATCATTGTTGACTCAAACAAAGCAATAGACGAATTGATTGTAGGTAATTCTGCTACAACAGGTGGTGCAATTAAATTTAACGAAGGCACAAACAACGGTTCAAACTTTGTTGCCTTAAAAGCACCGAATAGTACAACAGCTTCAACAACATTTACATTACCTAACGGAGACGGTACAGCAGGTCAGTTTATGAAAACTGATGGTGCTGGTAACCTAGCATTTGAAACAATCTTTTCAAACATAGATTTAGCTGGTGATACAGGTACAGACATATACAATACAAATGAGACTTTGACATTTACAGGTGGTACTGGTATTGATTCAGCAATTACAAACAATCAGGTTACTTTTAATATATCAAATTCTGGTGTTGACACAATTCAAATAGCTGATGACGCAGTTACCAATGCTAAATTATCTACAAATGGTGAAACTATTTTAGGTAATTCTACATTAACATTAGGTTCAACTACAACAGATATTGGTGGTTTGACTTCATTGCAGGTAGATGATATTATAATTAACGGCCAAACATTATCAACAGGTACAGCAAACAAAGATATTAATATCAATCCACACGGCACAGGTACGGTAAAAGTTCCTAGTGGTTATGAAGATAGAAGTGGTTTTGATAGTCAATCATTAGCAAACAAAGCTTATGTTGACCAAGTTGCTCAAGGTTTAGATACTAAACCATCTTGTAGAGCAGCTACAACTGCTGACTTATCAGCAACTTACAATAACGGAAGTTCAGGTGTAGGTGCAACATTAACAGCAGGCTCTAACGGTGCAATAACACTTGATGGTGTTTCTCCAGTTGTTGGTGATAGAATATTAGTTAAAAATCAATCAACTGCTTCTGAAAACGGTATCTACACGGTAACAACGCAAGGTGATGGCTCAACTGCTTTTGTATTAACAAGAGCAACTCCTGAAGACCAACCTAGTGAATTATCAGGTGGTGCTTTCGTATTCGTAGAAGAAGGTACTGCTAACGCAGATAACGGTTATGTGTTTACACACACAGGTGCTCCAACTTTCGGTACAACAAGTTTAGATGTAGCACAATTTTCTGGCGCAGGTCAAATTGACGCCGGTGCAGCTTTAAGTAAAACAGGTAATAGACTTGATGTTGAAGTAGATGACTCTTCAATAGAGGTTAACGTTGACGCATTAAGAGTTAAAGCTTTAGGTATTACCGACGCTATGTTAGCAGGTAGTATCTCAACAAGTAAATTAAATAATCCAACGGTATACTTTACAGACGAATCTTCAACGCAAGGTCAAGTAGCATTAGAAGGTACTTTAGAGTTTTTAGCTGGTGAAGGAATAAACACAACTGCTTCAGGTGGCACACTAACAATTGCTGGTGAATTAGCAAGTAATTCAAATATTGGTGTTGCAAAATTTAACGTAAATAATTTTGACGTGACTTCAGGTGATGTTGAAATTAGCACTATTGACGGAGGGTCTTTCTAGTGTTTTCAATTATTAAAAAATGGTTTGATGGTGTTGTAAAATCTTATGACGCAAAACCAGAGAAAAAAAGTGCAGTAATAAGAATAGGTGATTTACAATATAAAACTAAAAAAGAATTAGAAAATATCGGTAGAAAAATCGGTATAGAATTAGATAGAAGACTTACAAAACAAAAACTAATTAACAAAATTAAATTTAAAGTAAAGAATAAAAGATAATGTCAACCGTAATTAAACCAAAACGTTCATTTACCCCATTAGCCATACCAGCTTCCAATGTAATGGAAGTCGGCGAATTGGCTATGAACGCCTCTGACGGTAAGTTTTATACTAAATTACAAAACGGTACGGTTAAAGAATTAGGTGGTGCAGGTTCAGTAATTTTACAAGACGTTACCACTAACGGTAATATTTCTACAAATGATATTATTCTTAACGGTTCAAATCTAGTATTTGAAGGACTTTTAGAAAACGCTTTTGAAACAACTTTAAAAGTTGTAGAGCCAACAGCAGATAATATTGTTAGATTACCTAACGTATCTGGTGATGTTATTACTACCGGAAACTTGACAAAAGACGGTACTACAACAGGTGACCCATTGACAGGTGAGGGTGACGCTATTGCTTTTGCAATTGCTTTAGGAGGATAATATGGCTTCAGTATTTAAAAACGCAGGTGCTCAATGTGTATTAGTAGATGACGCAACTGCTGATATATACACAGCTCCAGCTTCTACTAGAGCCGTTCTTCACGCAATTATGGTATCAAATACAGCGGCTACGTCTGCTGAAAAAGTAACCATAAAGGTAACAATTGACGGTGGTACAACTTTTAGAAGTGTAATCACAAATGGCGAAGTTCCGCCTGCTGATTCGCTTCAAATTGACAAGCCAATAAACCTTGAACCTGGTGACAAAATTAGAATATATGGCTCAAACAATACTTTGGAATGTTTTTTGTCAATTTTAGAATTAACATAATAAACTTTTATAAATATACATAGGATTTAAGTTAGGAGAACATTAGAATGTCTTTAGTCGTAAATAAACAATATGTTGCCAAAGACGCAAACGGCAAAACTATTACGGCTGATTATAGTTTTCACGCTCTAAACAGAGACGAGACAGGACTTCTAACGTACACTAAAGTGAATTGGTTTGAAAGTAATACTATTCAAATGGATAATGGAGAGGGTTTAGCATATAGTTCAGTTGCAGACTTTCAAGTAAATGAATTGACAAAAGCGAGTGGTAGTTATGCAGTAGGTACTAATATTAACGAGATACCTAAAGCATATAGTTCTTCTACTGACCCGAGAGAACCAAACACTAAATTTAGAAAGTATGAACAGCACGTTTTTGATGAAAATAATGCTACATACTTTATGGACGCAAATGGGAACATTGTGTTAAGAATTAATGACTCGTACCAGTATGGTGCTTCGCAAGATGGCGAAACAAGAAACTGGCAGTAAAAAAATATAGGGAAGTAAAATGGCAGATTTTATACTAGGTAGATTAAAGTTTCACTTCAAAGGTGCTTGGACTACTTCAACAGCTTACATCAAAGATGATGTGATTACTTACGGAGGAAATTCATTCGTTTGTCTAGTAAACCACACAGCAAATTCAGATTTCTATACAGATTTAAACCACGCAACAGCCAAATGGGAACAAATGGTTGGAGGTCTTGATTACAAAGGTAATTGGGCGGCTACAACACTTTACAAAGTTGATGACATTGTAACCTTTGGTGGTTCAACATACAGATGTATTACTGGACATACATCACAAGCAGATTTATATGACGATACTTCAAAATGGCAAGTATTTGCCGGAGGTTTCGGTTGGAGAGGTGTTTGGGCAACAGCTACAGCATACAGAAATGATGACGTTGTAAAATACGGTGCAAGTTTATATGTTTGTACTACACAACATACTTCTTCAGGTGCAACACTAGACGAATCTAAATTTAATTTATTCGTATCAGGTTTAGAATTTGAGGATAGTTGGGCAAGTTCAACACTTTATCAATTAGGTGATATTGTAACCTACGGTGGTTATCAATATGTTGCTGAAAGAGCAAACAACAACGTTTTACCTTATAACAACTCTTCAGATTGGAAATTATTATCAACAGGATTTAATAACACAGGTACTTGGTCAAATTCTACAGCATACAAAACTGGTGATACCGTTAACCACGGTGGTCATTATTATGTGGCTAAGATTGACGGAACAGGAAATGAACCATCAGGTGCAACTAACTCATATTGGGATTTAGTTGTTGAAGGTATTTTCTGGAGAAGCAATTGGACAAGTGGCACAGCTTACAAAATTGGTGACGCAGTATCTCACGGCTCTTCTTCTTATAGAGCAATTACAAATCATACAGCGTCAGCGTCAAACAGACCAGATGTATCAGGTCAAACAGATTGGAACCTATTAGCTGAAGGTGATTCAAACGCAACACTAACTACAAGAGGCGATATTCTTACAAGAGACGCAACTCAACGAGTTAGATTGCCAATTGGTTCAGCAGGTAGTTTCTTAAAATCAGATGGTACTGATTTAACTTGGTCTTATCCAAGTGTCGGTAACAAAGTTTATTATGTATCAACACTAGGTACAGATAATACAGATACAGGCAGAGGTACAACTCCAGAATTACCTTGGAGAACAATCAAATATGCTTGTACTCAATTAGCTTCAGACACAACAAATTTTAAAACGGTTAAAATAGAAACAGGAACATATACAGAGCAATTGCCTATTAAAGTTCCGAGAAAAACTGCTCTTATCGGTGATAACTTACGAAGTGTTACCGTTTCTCCAGACACTACAACAAACAATGGTGCTGGTGCAGGTATTTCAAGTGATAACTCTACACCAAATAATAGACAAACAATGTTTTATCTAAATGACTCTTGTACTTTATCAGGTATGACATTTAGTGGTATGACAGGTCAATTAGCAAGTTCAGCTAGCTCAGATGGTCTAACAAGATTAACTGAAGGCACAGGTTCAAATGCTTCAGGTTCAGTTTGTGCATTGGATCCAGGTACTGGTCCAACAGATACGTCTGTTCACATTATTTCTAGGTCACCATTCGTACAAAACTGCTCATCAATTGGTTCAAGAGCAGTAGGTATTAAAATTGATGGTACTTTACACAACGGCGGTTTCAAATCAATTCTTGCAAATGACTTTACGCAAGTTCTTGATGGTGGTATCGGTGTTTGGGCAAAAGGTGGTGCAAAATCAGAATTAGTATCAGTATTTACTTATTACTGCCACGTAGGTTATCTATGTGATAGTGGTGCAGTTATTCGTTCACTAAACTCTAACAACTCGTATGGTGAAAAAGGTTCAGTTGCTTCAGGTGTTGACGCAAACGAAACTCCTTTAACAGCAACGGTAACTAATAGAGACAATGAAGCAATCATTGGTAGAGCATTAGTATCAAACGCTGGTGTTTACAGATTAGAACAAGAATACGCAGGTGAAACTTATACATCTGCTACAGAAACAATTTCAGGTTCAGGCGCAAATGCTAACTTTACTGCCGACTTTGCTGACGGTGCAGTAAAATATATTGATGTAGCAACTAACGGTGCAGGTCACTTTACTACCGTTGGTGTTGCTCAAGGCGGAACAACAACATCAATTAGATTAGCTGCCTCTGATACTCAAGCAAACAACTTCTATAATGGTATGAGACTTACAATTACAGATGGTACAGGCTCAGGTCAAACTGGTTACGTTGGAACATACACAGCGGCAACTAAAACTGCTACAATGTTTAAAGAAGACGGTAATCCAGGTTTTGACGTATTTGGTCCAACAAGTGTTGCAGTTGCTCCTAACGCAACAGCAAGTTATGAAATTGAGCCAAGAGTTACCATTTCAGGTGGTGGTTCTCCAACAAGAAACGCATTAGCAAGAGTTGTAATTGAAAACCAAATTATTAAAAAATTCTTAATACTTGACGGTGGTGCAGGTTATTCATCAGCTCCTTCAATTACGGTAACTGACCCTAACGCAACAACTTTAGGAACAGGTACTGCTACAATTGGAGATGGCGTAATTTCAAGATGGACTTATGCAGCTGCCGGTTCAGGTTACAAACAAGAAAACACAACAGCAACCGTAAGTGGTGATGGTTATGCTGAAATATTACCTGTTGGTGCAACGGTAAAAACTTCAGGTTTATCAAGTCAACCAAAAGCAGGTTCAAGTATAGTATTTTCAAATGCTTCAAGTGTAAGTTATATTATTGTAACCGTATTATCACACGCAAACGGTGGTATAACAAGTTTAGAAGTATCGCCAAATATTTCAAAAGCAAATGCTCCAACACACGGAACAAATGCTACGGTTAGAGAAAAATATTCTAACATAAGATTAACAGGTCACGACTTCCTAGATATTGGTACAGGTGGTATTTCAACTACAAATTATCCAGACTTAAATGGTTATACACAACAACCAGACCAAGGTGATGAAGTTGATGATTTAGATAGAGGTAGAGTATTCTATACTTCAACCGACCAAGATGGTAACTTTAGAGTTGGTGAATTGTTTAGAGTAGAACAATCAACAGGTAAGGCAACTTTGAACGCAGAAGCCTTTGACCTTTCTGGTTTGAGACAATTATCTCTAGGTTCAGTTGCATTAGGAAATTTTGGTGCAACAATTAATGAATTTTCAACTGACGGTACTATGGGTGATAATTCTGATAGTGCTCTCGTTACCGAGAAAGCAATTAGAACATTTGTAGAAAATCAATTAGGTGGTGGTAATAACAACTTAACGGTTAACTCTGCTGTAATCGGTGAAATAACAATCGCAGGTTCAAACATTTCAGCTTCAACTGGAAACACGGTTAACTTTACAACTATACCAACAACTAGTATAACTCCGACAGCGAGTACACATATTGTTAACAAAGGTTATGTTGATGAAAATGTGACACCTAATTTACAGACTTTATCTTTTGATAGAGATACAGGTCAGTTAAACAGAAAAGTAATTACTAACTTTAATACAATAACTCAATACGAAGATACTTTATTTAATGGCGCTGAACAAAACGTTGGTTTTGAAGTTATAAATGGTAGTATGAGAATTGAAATTGACAAAGCAGGTAATTTAGTTTATAGAACAACAGGAGATACAGAGGATGCCTCTGAAACTCCAAGTAACCAATAATGAGGCATAAATAGGATTAAACAATGGCAATCACTAGAACAAAAATTGGAAATTTATGGTTTAATTATCGTGGCGAATACGATAGTTCAGCTACATATAAAAAAGACGATATTGTTATCTGGAACAATACTGACTATTTAAATATTAGAGAGTCTAGTGTTAGTGGTAAACAACCAGAACAAAATACACAATATTATTACAACATACAAACAACAACTGACCCAAGCGACTCAACTACTAAATTCCAGATTGACGCAGATGAGACTTCAACTATTGAATGGGCACAAACTTTGTATGTTAGAAGAGGTGATAAAATTATATTTCACCAAAATAATAATAATAATGATGACCAACCTTTGGCTATTGCTACATCAGCTACAAGTCAAACTTCAAACTATTTAACAACAGGTGTAACCTATTATCATAACGAGGAAACGGTAACGCAAGCAGATTACGTAACCACTTCTAAATTTAATACTAAAACAAGTAGAAAAGTTGTAGTAGAATTTGATAAAGATACGCCTTCAGAAATTTGGTACTTTTCAGCAGGTACAGGTGGCGCAAACTATGGTGGTAAAATTGTAGTTGCAGATTGGGACACTTGGAGACCTTTAAGAAACTCATTTAGTTGGAAAGGTTTACACGTAAATACAAACGGAACACAATATTACGAAAATGATGTTGTTCACGTTAGACACGGTATCAGTAATGATATGGGTACTGACCAAGAACCACAATCAAAGAAAGAAACACTATCTGCTTATATTTGTTTAAGAGCTCATACAACAGATGGTACAGAAAGATTTTTACCTTACAACAGAAATATTGACACTAATGCAAATATGTATTGGATTAAAGCTGGTGCAGAATATGAATCAGATGATGAAAGATATGAAGATAACGGCGTAATTGCAAGTGTAAATAGTATTTCAGCTGCTGACGCTTCAAGATTAAGAGGTGTATATAGAAGTGTGACACCTAAATCTACATCAAACTCAGCTGCTAATGCACATCCAGGTGCTTTCAAAATTACCGTTCAAGGTGACGGAGATATTTTAGCAGTAGATAATTTTTCAGCTGCTGACGCTTCAAGAACAGCAGGTACTTACTCGGCTGTTGCTCAATCAGCAACAACAGGTGTAGGAACAGGTGCAAGTTTTAATATCACGGTAGACGGCACAGGTGCTGTAACCAAAGTTGAACAAGTTGCAGTAAGAAATAAAAAAGTAGGCGCTACAGGTTATGTAGATAACGAAACAATTACAATTGCAGATGGTTCATTAGGTGGCGGTGGTGCTGCTGACTTTACAATGCAAGTAAATGGTGCCGGTGTTGCAGGTACAGCTACAATAGAAGTTGAAAGAGTTGAAACTTTTGATTCTAAAAGAAATCAAAGATGGTTTAATGATACAGGTATGTTATCAGGTGGTGAAAACAATGTTGTTGGCGACACACTAACTTTTGATGGAGATATTTTTGGTGGTGGTGCAGACTTAACTTGTCAAGTTGCTACAACTATTAAACAAACTAGAGGTGCTACAAACATTTACACAGGTAATCCTCACGATTGTGTATCGTTAATTAATAACGGACCATTAGGTGATGATAACAAATATTACAGACTATCAGGTCAAAGAACATCAAGACATTGTGTAAACTGGCCAGTATTCCACGGTGGTACAGGTAATGCTTGGACTTGGGGTTCAAACTCAAATGGTCAAAATGCATTTAACCACGACTTTATGACTGCTACTCAAATGTCATTTAACCACTATGATTGGTGGAGAAGTACAGATAACGGTGGTACAGGTGTTCACACAACACCAGACGGAGAAGTTCCTAAAATAATTCAAATTGAAGGTGGTTACCAATCAGGTATGTGCTTGATGAATTCTGGTGAAGTTTATCATTGGGGTTATGGTGGTCACGGACAAAACGGTGACGCTTCAACATCAAACAGAGACCACCCCGTAAGAGTTGGTGGTTCAAATCAAAACGTATTCCAAGCTACAAACACATCAACACACGTTTGGAGAGATACAAGAATTAAAAGAATTTTCTTGTCTAACTGGCAAGGTTACAACACTAATACTCACTCTTGTTATGCAATTGATGAAGATGGCCAATTATGGTCTTGGGGTTATAACGGTTATGGTCAATTAGGTACAGCCAATACAACTAACTATAACGTACCACAATTAATTTCAAAATCAACTTACTTTAACAATAGTGAGATTGAGGCATTTTGGACAATTGGTGACTCTTATGCTTCAGCATATGCATATACTAAAGAGAAAAAATTATATGTTTGGGGAAGAAATGCAGATGGCCAATTAGGTATCGGTAATACAACTGACCAAAACACTCCTCAAGAGGTTACAACGGTAACTTTTGATGGCACAGGCGTTGGTGAAATTAAAAAATTCCAAGGTCTAAACCATTCAGATGACAATACGGTTGCAATCTTGACTGAAAGAGGAACAATTTATACAACAGGTTACAATAGCCAAGGTCATATGGGTAATGGTAACACAACAGCATTAAACACTTGGACAATTTGTTCAAATGGTTGTGGTAATGCTTCAAATGCAGATTGTAATAATTTCTGGATGGGTGGTAATGGTGCTCACGCACAAATGTGGATAGAAGACTCATTAGGTAATATTCAATGTGCTGGTTACAATAACCACGGTTCATTAGGAAATGGTAATAATACTACACAAAATAGTTTTGTCACACCTAAAGTTTACGTTGGCTCAAATACAACAAGAGATTTCCACAATGTAAAAATGGTTTCATTCTTCCCTCACGGAAATGACTTAGCAACAAAAATTTTAACTTGGGACGGACACGTTTTCCAAACTGGTGATAATAGATATGGTCAATCTTCAAATGGTTGGTCATCAACTACCTCAACAAATGATAGAAACGCAGAGAACAACAAAGAACACTTCCAAGGTTACTACTTTAACCAAGTAAGATTTCCTACTTCTTTAACAGGTAATGTTGAAGATATGAGAGGTTGTGGTTACGGCGATAACTCTGACACGGTTTACGCTTTTTGGGAATATAAATCATTTGATAATAGATATTATCTAAACGGATATGGCGGAAGTTATATGCAAGGTAATGCTGATGGTCAATATTATTGTACAGCTCACGTACCAATTTTAGGATAAATAATAAGAGAGATTAAAAACTATGGCAAAAATAAATTTAGGACGAGTAAAATTTAGTTTCCAAGGAGATTGGAATAACAATACTAACTATCGTAAAGATGACGTTTGTTGGTTTGACAACTCTCTATGGATTTGTACTAATCCGTACTTATCAAATGGTTATGACAACTATGCTCCAGGTGATAAAAACACAGGTTATTTTTGGACAAGAACATACTCTAACGACCCGAATTTTAGAAGAGGTTATCACGTATTAGATGATGACTTCCAAAGAAGTAATGAAACAGGTAATCCTATTATCAATACTTCAAGATATGGTTCAGATGAAAACACGCAAGAGTCAACTAGAAATGGTCAAAGATTTGGCCAAGCAAACTGGTTTTCAAATAATTCTGCTAATGGTGGTTACTTACTAGACTATCAAGCTCATTTACTAAATGACCAAGAAGATTATGCTATGGGAGACAAAGGTAATTTCTTCGGTTATGGTGAGTTAAATACAAACAAAATTTCAATTTTTCAAAATTATGTACCAGTAGAAAACCAATTTAGAGTAGATGTTCAAACATCTCCTTCAAACAGATTTAAATTTGATAACAGATTACCTAGCACAGATTTAGGTAGAGAAAACTTTGGTGGTAATGGTGGTGGTTTTAGACACTTTACACACTTCAAAGAAGGATACAAATACAGATTTGACCAAAGAGACGAATCAAATAAAACTTTCCCATTAGGCTTTTCAACAACTGCTGATGGTATTCATAACTCAACACCAGGTACATCATTAGCCGCTGATGAAGACGGACCATATTTTGTAATTGGTGAAACTACAACAGGTGATTCAGGTGTTTTCTATCCTTTATATCTATCAGCTGCAGGTGCAAATGCTGAAGATACTAGAATGGGTGGCGCAGGTTCAAGTGCTACAATTAATTTTTCTCAAATACAAAGAGGTCCTAATAACGAAACGGTAAGTAATGAAAGTTCTACAAACTTTTATTTACCTGATATGATTGACCCAACTGCTGTTGATGAAAGAATTTTAGAGGTTGCTGTAGTTTCAGGTAACCCTACTAATCACCCTTACTATAACACAGGTTCAACAAACAAATATTCAATTAATGGTTCAACTGCTACAGGTGATGTTGCATTAAATTTAAGTGAAGGTAAAACTTACAGATTTGACCAATCAGACGCCTCAAATACAGGACACCCATTAAGATTTTCTACAACTGCTAACGGAACACACGCTTCAGGTTCAGAATACACAACTGGCGTAACCGTTGTAGGTACACCTGGTAAAAAAGGTGCATACACAGAAATTAAAATTAGAAAAGGTATTGATAAACTTTACTACTATTGCACACAACACTCTGGAATGGGTTGGTCAGCAGACACAATAACTCCTAATTCAAGAGCAAGAGCATATGCTCCTTCAAACATTCCTATGTACAGAGGTGCTAACAAAAATGGTATTGTAAGATACTTCTTAAACAATAAACAGGTTACAGAAGCTCAATACAAAACAACTTTTACAGATACTATATCAAATGATGGTTCATCTTACACAGGTGATATGCCAGCATACACAACTGAAAATGGTTTAACAAGAGGTGGTCAACAATACTCTTGGAAGAAAAATCAAGACAGACACGTAGAAATTTATATACCAATCGGCTTCTTTAAAATGAGAAGTCAACAGATTTATCCTTTCTGTTTAGCAGCTTCAAAAAATGATATGTACCAAGATTTAGGTTGGAACGTTGAAGAAACTTGGAGAGGTTACAAACATTGGGACAGGATGCAAACAGGTATCAGATTTAGAGGTGAGTACGACCCTCATACTCATTACAAATACAATGATGTTGTAATTTATAGAAAAAGAAAAAGAAGAGCAGACGGTACAAAGGCTGAATTTCAACCTATGTCGCCAACTGGTATGTATAGATGTATAAGAGATTCAAAAGGTAGACCTCCTCATTATGGTCCTCAAAATATGACTACTTCTCCTTTGATGACAAAATCTACAACAACAAGTGGTAAACTAATTAAAGAAACATATCAAGAATATCCTGCTCACATACGTTCATACTGGAACGATTGGGAAGACTTTGGACAACAAACAAATACTAATAATGAACAACACGCTTGGTATCCTAACAAAGGTCCAATTGCTTGGCCTTATAAACACTCTACACAGACGGTTTTACACACAGATAGCCAGTACAGACATATTGACAAAAATGGTGTTGCTTGGGGTATTAACTATCCTAGAACAGGTTTCCAAACATACGGTTCTTATTATTCTTCATACTATCACGAAATTAATTTTAGATGGAGAGACTGGTGGAGAAGTGAAGACTTAAACTACACAGGCTACAATGAAAATAGAGGTAGAAATAGAAGTACGGTAAGAAAACCATTACACACTCCTAGATGTATTCAAATTGCAGACGGTCGTGATAGATGTTATTGGTTAATGGATAACGGAGAATTATATGTAAATGGTGAATCATCAAACGGTGAAATGGGTATCGGTACTGAGCAAGGCGATAGAAATGGTACTTTTAGAGTTCACGGTTTAGAAGATGTAAAAATTATTAAAGTAGCTATGGATCCTTGGGGCGATAATACAAATCATACTTTAGCACTTGACGATAAAGGTACGGTATGGTCTTGGGGTTATAACGACCAAGGTCAATTAGGTGATGGTAGAACACAAAACAAAACAGCACCTTACAGAATACCTAACAAATATTTTGACAACGAAAAAATTATTGATATTGCTACAACAAATAGAAGTTCATACGTTAGAACAGCTAGCGACCACATTTACGCTTTCGGTAATAACGGTATCGGCCAATTAGGTGATACAACTACAACTGACAAATACAGACCTACAAAAATGCAAGGTTGGGATCCTGTTGCTAACAACGGTATCGCAGTATGGCAAATTCAAGGTAACGGTGATGATGGTTGGGTAACCTTACTAGATGGTAATGGCTACTTATGGAATTGTGGTGAAAATAACTATGGTAACTTTGGCGATGGTACAACAAATAACAACACGCAGTTAACAAAAACTGAAGTTGCACCAGGTGGTGACATTGTTGATATTTGGGTTATGTACTGGAACGGTTACAAAACAATGTATATGAGAACAAAAGATGGTACTTGTTATCACGTAGGTTCTTCACAATCTTATTACATAGGTGGTACTGGTACTAATGGTTCATATAGTACACCTCAAACTATGCAGAAAGTAACCAATATTAAAGAAGCTTATGTTTCAGGTAACTATTCAGACCAAGGTAAAGCATTTTGGATAACTGATAGTGGTGAAAGTTATTGTTATGGTTATGACTCAAGAAATTCTATGTTGCAACCACAGGCGGGTACAAACTGGACTGGTGAAGACGGTAATTACTATCCTTTCCATTGGGTGACACCTGCTGGTGCTAGAGTAATAACTATGCATATTACAACAGATGACCAAGGTTCTTCTGAATATGCTGGTGGTTACAGATACACAGATGAACACGGAAAAATTTATCATTGGGGAAGAAATAACTGGTTGACAGGACACAACTGGTGGACACACGGTTGGACTTCAACAAATGGTCAGGCTTATAATCAAGGCCACGGAAGATAAAAATTATATTATAAATAATAATACTAAAGGAGAAAACTAAAATGGCAAAAAAAGTATTCAGAGTAAAAGAAATAGCTCTTGAAGATGATTACGTACATCCTGCTGTATCAAGTGGAGAAGGCCCCGTAGCGTTGATGACGATAGACGGATATGGTTATTCTTACTATGATGACGGCGAGGTAACAATTACAACAGACGGTGCTAACGCAAGTAAGTATGGTGTAAAAGTTATGGATGCTACAGACGCAGATGATTTAGTGGTTCTTAAAAAATTAAGAATGACACCATCATTAATGTTAGAAAGAAGTACATTACAAGAAACTTTTGATAACGCACATTCAAAAGTAGAAGTATATGACGCATTAATTAATGATGTAACCGCTGTAAAAACTGCTCATAATCAATTAAAGAGTGATATAAATGCTGTATATACCGACAAAGGTTTACCAGCACTTATATAATAAAATTAAAAAGGTAAAAAAATGGCTTTTGAATTAGAACAATTTAAACTAACTTGGCAAGGTCCTTGGAGAGATAGAACAGCTTACTCCAAAAATGATATTGTCGCTTGGAAATGTAAATCTTATAGATGTATAAGAGATTGCCCTATTGCATATACATTATCAGGTGATTGGATGGTTAACACAGCTAACTATTCAATGGATCCTCAAAGATTAGTTCAAAAGTCTTTTAGACCAGACAACGCAAAATACTGGCAATTATTCTTACGTTCAACAGATGACGTTGGTGAGTGGGAATTTTACAGACAATATGAGCCAGGAGAAATGTGTTCAGTTGGTAGAAAAATTTACCAATGTATAAAAAGAACAAGACGTTATAACACTTGGGTTGTTGAACACGATGGAACAACAAGTGAATATTGGGTGAAAATTTACGAATCACCTTACAAACATCCAGATAGAAATAAAATTGTATCTTTCACTAATAGAGCTCCTTTAGGGTGGAAGTACAATATGGGTAGAAATTCAAGAGAACAACAACACAACTATACACTTGGTTGTATTCATTCAGACGGTGATTTTTATGGTCACGGCGGTAATAACAACAATGGTCAATTTGGTATGGGTGATGGTCAATCAGGTAATGCAAGACGTGGTTCTCCTAAAAACGTAGGTTTTACCTTTGTTGATTGGATGACTTCAACTGATAATAAAGACCTAGTAAAAGGTCACGAATACACAGGAAATATGGTGACACCAGATGGTGAAGCACCTAAATGTATTCAACACGTATCATCAAGCAATACATCTTGGTGGTTGTTTAATAACGGAGAAGTTTATTCTGCTGGTTATAACTCACACTATCAATTAGGTTATAACGAAGGTGGTAATACAAATACTACCGATAGAAATTACACAAACAGAGTATCAGCTAGTGATACCGTTGACTGGTTAGGTGAAACAATACGTTCATTTAACGAAACTAAAATTGTAAAAATTGGTTCTTCAGGTCAAGGTCAAAACAACTCTGCTTGTATGCAGTTTGCATTAGGCGAAGACGGTTCAGTATGGATGTGGGGTCATAACAACCAAGCTCAGTTTGGTGGTGGTAACCCTAGTATCAATAACTCAACTGATACAAACGCAGGTTCGCCTTACTCATTTTCTTTCTATTCAGTTAACGTAAAAAGACCTATTAAAATTCCTCAAGAATTTTTTAATGGTAAAAGAATTGTTGATATGTGGGCAAACGGTAATGAAGAAATGTTTTTCCACGCTCTTGACGAAGACGGATACTTATGGTTCTGGGGACAAAACATTCACGGCTGTGGTGGTACAGGTGAAGGCTCACACACTTCTCAAGGTGTAAAATATTATTACATTCCAAGAAGAGTAGAAGTAAACTGGAATTTATACGGTGGTATGAAACTATTACAACATTGGTCATACTCTTCACAATCACACGCAGGTACTTGGGTACTTGATGGTGAGGGTTATATGTGGTACACAGGTTACTTAACAAACGGTCAAGTTCCTGGTATGTACGGTTTAGGTGATAACTCAACTAGATATATTTCACAATTTCAAAGAACAGACTTCCATTTAAACGGCGACATTGATGAATTTTGGTGTGGTGGTGACGAACACAAATGGATGTATATGAGACAAAAATCAACTGGTATGTTATGGGTAAATGATGGTAATTACGGAACATACGGCGGTAGAGGTACACGTTCACAAAACGGATACTGGTACAATTCAGGTGGTATTCACGGAATGATGTCTCATTTAAGAGGACCAAAATACGTAAGATACGTTGCAGGTATGAACGAAAACAGAGGTGATGGTTCTTATATTTACGAATTCCCTCTAATACTTGATGAATCAGGTGAAGTATGGTACGGTGGTTATGCTCAAGGTTTCTATCCTTCAGGTACTAATGCGGATCCGTCAAATGATTCAGATGGTTGGGAACATATGCCAGAGCAAGCGTTTGAAGGTAACTCTGAAAACAGACATAGAAAAAGAAGAGGTACCGTTCCTAATAATATGAAACTTGTTGACTTACATTGCTACGGTTATCCAACTGCTCAAAACTTTGCAGCTAGAGATTCACACGGTAAATTGTTAACTTGTGGTTACGCAGGTAATAACCAAACGTATCTATATGACATTATGCCTTACAGATACTATACTCAAACGATTTCATCTTGGGGTAGTAATAACTACCGAACCCATTGGGCTTCATCTCCAGGTGATTAATAAATAGTTTTTGACTAACTATTTTTATTATGAAGGAATATAATGTATAAAACGAAACAAAACTATTTAAGATTCAAAACACACGAAATCTTTTCAGATAAGTTTAAACAATATCCTAAAGAGCAACAAGCTGCTTACTGGTATCAAATTTGGTTTCTCATTAATAGTGTAGAATTATTAATGAAAGATTGGGACTTTGATACTCACGAAGTCGCAAAAGATTTTACTCATAAATGGCTAGAATTATGGCCGTTTCCCTTAAACAATACAATCGGTGGAGCACCTGCTCATCAAAAAGTACCAACTTTAGTTGAAGGCACAGATTATCTTTGTGAAAAATATAATCTAATCGGTACTTGGACAACTGATTATAAAACACCAATTAATAGATTTTCTGTTCAAGTTGTTTATGGTGTATTAGTAGATTTATTTAAAGATATATTAAAAGTTGAACAAGAACAAGTAAACGCCTTTTTATTACCATTAAAAGATTATGATAAAAAAAGATTTACAATAACAAGACAAGATACTATCAAAGCAATTGTTGGTATGTCTGACTTCTTTATCAATACAAAAGAAGTATGGGAAGAAACTAAAATGTTTGGTGATTGGAGAGAAATGGATGCCAAGAGACAAATTGAAGAAGTAAAACAAGGCTTTATTGACCATAAAACACCTGAAGATTATCCTTTAGATAAAAGTAAAATTATTGACCATAGAAAAGGTGTTGAAGATAAACAATTTGTAAGAGAAAAGCCGTTTTTAGAAGAAAGTGATAGAGATTATGGACAACGAGAAGAAGTATAGAATAAAAGATTTAACTTGGGAATATCATAAAAACGCAGAGAGACAAGACTTTGTTAAACTTTTATTATCAGGTACTATTGATGAAAAATTATATGCAACCTACTTATATAATCAATTAATTTGTTATGGAAAACTAGAAGAGTATTGTTTAGAAAGTTCTTTATTTCACGACACATTAAATCTACCAAGAGCGCCACATATTTTTTATGATTACAGAGCATTATGGGGAGATATAGGCAGTCCTCCTGTTCAAACTGAAAGTACAAAAGCTTACGTTGAACATTTAGAAACTATTAGAGGTGAGAATGAAAAATTATATGCTCACGTTTATGTAAGACATTTAGGTGATTTATCAGGTGGTCAAATGATAATGAGAAAAACGCCTGGACCTAATAGATACTATATATTTAAACACGGTGAGGCAAAAGAATATAAGAGAATTGTAAAAGAACGAGTTGAAAGTTATTTAAATTTATATGAGGTAAATGTGTTGCCAGAAGCAATATTTTGTTTTGAAAGTGCAACAAAACTATTTAAGGAAATGTATGATTTGGGACAGACTAATAAAGTGGAGTAATGAGACTATTGAAGTCTTAAATAAAAATCTGGTTGAATATAAAGAACCAGGTATGGAAAGATTCAATAACGAAAAATTAGGCTGGGTAAATAGAACCTGGAATAATAGATATATTAGACGTGCTCATTTAGATGTGGTTGATGTTAGAGAATCAAAAGGTCTCTGGATGGCTCATCTATGTTTATTTCCTATGTTAACAAATGGTGGACCAATTTATGGTTTTGATGTTATTGCAGGTGAAAAAAAGGTAACAGGCGCTTTTCACGATTTTAGTCCTTTACTACAAAAAGACCACCCATTAACAAAATGGTTTATAGAAGAAAACAAATCATTTAAACCGAGCAAAGAGAGAGAGTTACCAGATTGGGCAAAGGCTATCTTCTCGGGAGGTATGATAGCCGCTGGTAATATAAGAGAAGAAGAAGAATTAAATAAAATTTGTACAATGGCCGTTTCTAATTTAAATAATTATATTGACAAAATTAGAAATCACGAAGGCGAAGCTGATATGAAAGATGTAATTAAAGCACAAAATTACTACTCTGAACATCAACAAAAGAATCCACATACACCTAGAGTTATGCAATCACTTGGTTTACCTGAAGAAGATATCAAATTATTCTGTTCGGACAACTTGTTTCCGTTTGTTTCAGAAAACCAACCCTACTTGTAATAACTATTATAAATATACCAGAATAGGGTATAACAAATGGCAGAACCAGCAACTAGAGAAAATTTAAAACAATATGCTTTAAGAGCATTAGGTAAGCCTGTAATTGAAATCAATGTTGATGACGACCAACTTGAAGATAGAATTGATGAGGCTATACAATACTTTGCTCAATACCATTATGATGGTGTTAAAAGAACATATTTAAAATACCAATACACAGCAGCTGATAAAGCTAGAATGACAGCAGACGCTTCAGAAACGGCAACTATTGGTTCTGATACAACTACTTGGAAAGAAGGACAGAATTGGTTAGCTATACCATCTTCTATTCTTTCTGTAATTAATATATTTCCCTTTTCTTCTAAAGGTAGTCTAAACTTATTTGATGTAAGATACCAATTAAGATTAAATGACCTTTACGACTTCTCATCTACAAGTGTTGTTAACTATGATGTTGTATTAAGACATTTAGATTTTTTAGACCACATATTAGTTGGTGAAAAACCTATGAGATTTAATCAACACGAAAATAAACTTTATATAGATATGGACTGGAAAAATGATTTAGCAGTTGATGAATATTTGGTAATTGAATGTTATAGAAAATTAGACCCAGCAACTAATACGGATGTTTACAATGATATTTTTTTAAAAAGATATGTAACCGCTTTATTTAAAAGACAATGGGGTGCTAACTTATCAAAATTTGGTGGTGTTCAAATGATAGGTGGTGTAACCTTAAATGGTCAAGAAATATTTTCACAAGCATTAGCAGATATTGATAAACTAGAACAAGATATAAGAAGCTCATATGAATTAAATCCAGCAATGATGATAGGGTAAAATGTATGGCAATCAATCACTACTTTCAAGGTGGACGAGGCATTGGTAATAACGCCGAACAGAGATTGCACGAAGACCTAATCATTGAAGGATTAAAAATCTACGGACAAGACGTTTATTACCTACCACGAACATTAGTTAACAGAGATTTAGTATTAGGCGAAGATACTACAAGTCGTTTTGACGACTCGTATATGATTGAAATGTATTTTGAAACGCAAGAAGGCTTTGCTGGCGAACAAGAATTAATTAACAAATTTGGTTTAGAGATTAGAGAAGATACAACACTTGTTGTTTCTAAACGTAGGTTTGAGGAACACGTAGCAAGTAAAGCTAATTTAATTGCAGTAGGCAGACCAAACGAGGGAGATATAATTTATCTACCTTTAATGAATTCATTTTTTGAAATTCAGTTTGTTGAAGACCAAGAGCCATTCTTTCAATTAGGAAATTTACCTGTTTATAAATTAAGAGTGACTAGATTTGAATATGCAAATGAAGAGATTAATACAGGTCAAGAAATACTTGACCAAGCTGAAGATAAGTATTCATTAAATACATTAAATCATAAAGTTGGTTTAGAATCTGGTCAAGTTGCATTGACAGGTGATGGTTCAATTGAATTAGAAGATTACTTTGATTATTCAACAGGTCAAAAAGCATTATTAATGTTAGAAACTTTTGACGGTACAGATACAATAGCCGTACAATCTAATTATGCAAGTAATTTAGATATGAACGCCTCTGCTGGTTATGATACGGTATCAACAGCAGATGATATATTAGATTTTACAGAAAGAAATCCTTTCGGAGAGGTTGACGAATAATGTTTGGACAACACTTTTACAATGAGGGTATTAGAAGATTAACAATTGGTTTTGGTCAATTGTTTAACAATGTTATTGTTCAAAATAAATCTTCTACTGGCGCAGTAACCAAAAGATATAGAGTGCCTTTAGCATATGCACCTAAAGAAAAATTTTTAGTTAGATTAGATGAACAAGCTAATTTAGATAATAGAGAGTTTGCAATAACTTTACCTAGAATGGGTTTTGAAATGACAGGTCTATCATATGACTCTACTAGAAAGTTAAACAAAATGCAAAAATTCAAACAAGTTAAGACCGGTGAAGATGGTAAAGTTATGGATTATAATTATACTCCTGTTCCGTACAATGTCAATTATACCCTTAATATATTTACGGCAACTGCTGAAAACGGACTAATAATTGTAGAACAGATTTTACCATTCTTCCAACCTGATTACACGGTAACCGTTAATATGGTTCCTGATTTAAATATAAAAAGAGACGTACCAATTGTATTGAATAGTGTAAATTATGAAGATAGTTATGACGGTACTTTTACTAATAGAAGAGCTGTAATTTATACTTTACAATTTACGGCAAAGACATATCTATTTGGACCTATGGCAAATGCTAAAGTTATCAAAGAAGTACAAGACGATTTATATACTAATACGAATAAACCACCAGCAACAAGAGAGGAGAGGATTATTATAACTCCGAATCCAGCAAATGCTAATGCAGATGATGACTTTGGATTTACTACACAAATTTTAAATTTTAGTGATGGTAAAAATTATAATCCTTCTAATGATACAGATGAGTAAACTTGAAGATAGTGTAAATGAAATTTTAGGTATAGAAAAGAAAAGTGAGGTTGTAGTAAAAGACTTTGAACAACCAGCTCCTGTTCCTAGAAAAATTGATGAAACAAAAGATGATGTTGATAATGATTATGCTCATAGTAGAGATAATTATTATAATCTTATTGACAAAGGTAATGAGGCAATTGAAGGTATATTAGATATTGCAAAAGAAGGCCAACACCCTAGAGCATATGAAGTTGCAGGTCAATTAATAGGTCAAGTAGCTCAGACGGTAGATAAATTACAAGACTTACAAAAGAAACTAAAAGATTTAAAAGAAGTACCTAATAAAACAAGTGCTAATATTAAAAATGCATTGTTCGTAGGTTCTACAAAAGAATTACAACAAATGCTAAATCGGAAAAAAGAAGATGAAATTATTGAAGGCAAAATTGACAAACCCGAAAAAGATAATACTTGATTTAAGTAAGTTGCAATTTATCAAGTCTATGACACCACTAAAACAATTGTTAGATGGTGAAGAATTAATAAATCCAATAGAAGTATTAAAACACGAAGTTAGTTTGACACCAAGAAAAGGTGTTAACGGTGTAGAATATACCGAAAAAGAATATTCTGTGTGGCGTGGCTCGCAAAGGGTACAGGCTGCCAGACAATTGGGTTATACACATATAGAGGGAATAGTTATAAATGTCTGACGCATATCTAGGTAATCCGAATCTAAAGAAAGTAAATACACCTGTTGAATTTACAAAAGAACAAATTGTAGAATATCAAAAGTGTGCTAATGACCCTATTTACTTTATGCAAAATTATATTCAAATTGTATCTCTTGATGATGGTCTAGTGCCTTTTAAAATGTATGGTTTTCAAGAAAAAATTGTTAACACTATGCATAACAATAGATTTACAATTTGTAAATTACCAAGACAATCAGGTAAATCAACAACCGTTATTTCTTATTTACTTCATTATGCATTGTTTAATCCTAATTCAAACATTGCTTTACTTGCCAATAAATCTTCAACTGCTAGAGATATTTTAAGTAGATTACAACTTGCATATGAAAACTTACCAAAGTGGATGCAACAAGGAGTTATAAACTGGAACAAAGGTAATATTGAATTAGAAAATAAATCAACTATTGTAGCGGCTGCAACTTCTTCAAGTGCAATCCGAGGTGGTTCTTATAATATTATTTTCCTAGATGAGTACGCTTTCGTACCTGCTAATATTGCCGAAATGTTTTTTAGCTCTGTTTATCCTACAATCTCCTCTGGTCAAAAAACAAAAATGATTATTGTATCAACACCTTACGGTATGAATCAGTTTTACAAATTATGGACAGACGCAGAGAATGGTAGAAATGATTATGTGCCTATTGAAGTACATTGGTCGGAAGTGCCTGGTCGTGACGAAGACTGGAAAGAAAGAACAATTAGAAACACCTCACCTGAGCAGTTTCAACAAGAGTTTGAGTGTGAGTTTTTAGGTTCTGTAAATACACTAATTAGTCCAGCAAAAATTAAACAAATGGCCTTTCAAACTCCTCTTCAATCAAGTGGTGGTTTAGATGTATATGAACAACCTATAAAAGGTAATACATATGTTTGTACCGTTGACGTAGCAAGAGGTGTACAAAAAGATTACTCGGCTTTTGTGATGTTAGACGTTAGTAAAATGCCATATAAAATTGTGGCCAAATATAGAAACAATGATATTAAACCTTTACTATTTCCCCATACAATTGATAAAGTTGCAAAGGCTTATAATCACGCACACATAATGGTAGAGACAAATGATTTAGGTCAACAAATTGCAGAGGCATTACAATTTGAATTAGAGTATGATAATCTATTGATGACGACACAAAGAGGCCGTGCTGGCCAAATACTAGGTGCCGGATTTAGTGGTAGAGGTTCTGGTTTTGGTGTTAAAATGACTAAACAAATTAAAAAGATTGGTTGTTCTAATATTAAGACGTTAGTTGAGAGTGATAAAATACTAATTAATGATTTTAACATCATTGAAGAAATGTCAACCTTTATCAGAAAAGGTCAATCTTGGCAGGCTGAAGAGGGTAATACAGACGATTTAATGATGTGTCTAGTCATCTTTGGTTGGTTGTCTAATCAACCATTTTTCAAAGAAATGACTGATACTAACGCAAGGCAAATGCTATATGAAGAACAACAAAACCTAATTGAGCAAGATATGTCGCCTTTTGGCTTCGTAGATGATGGTACTCCAGAGAACGAAAAGGTAGAAGTTGATGAATATGGTACGGTATGGCATCCAGTTGTACGTAAGGGTCTCTAGTTGCTGGGTATTATAAATATCAGTAGAGTATGACTTTTGACTATGGGCGTATGAATAATACGAGTGTTGAAGTAAATGAATAAAAATAATTTGCAAATTAAGAAGGAGAAACCCTAATGGCATTTCAAGTATCACCAGGTGTTCTCGTACAGGAAAAAGACTTAACAAGAATTATACCTGCTGTATCTACATCAATAGGAGCCTTTGCTGGAACTTTCACGCAAGGTCCTTTAGATGAAGTGGTAAGTATTTCTAGTGAGCAAGAACTTGTATCTACGTTCGGTAAGCCTAATAATTCTAACTTTGAAGACTTTTTTAGCGCTGCCAACTTTTTACAATATTCTAATGCTTTGAGAGTAGTCCGTGTACAGAATTCATCTGTATCAAACGCAACCGAAAGTGGTTCAGCGTTTATAATAAAGAATACTACTGACTATACAAATAACTATGCTGACGGTTCTGCTTCTGTTGGAATGTGGGCTGCTAGAACACCAGGCGCTTTCGGAAACTCTTTACAGATTTCTCAATGTGCCTCTGCTACAGCTTATGAAGAAGTAAACAAAACTACCGTTGCTGACGCCGCTATGGCTGTCGGTGATACG